GCAGAGAAAAGAGATCCACCGAATACCCCAGCAACACCGAGCATGTGGAACGGATGCATAAGGATATTGTGTTCTGCCTGAAACACGAACATAAAGTTAAAAGTACCACTAATACCAAGAGGCATACCATCTGAAAAACTCCCTTGACCGAACGGATATACTAATAATACTGCCATAGCAGCGGATACTGGTGCAGAATATGCAACACAGATCCAAGGACGCATACCCAGTCTGTAAGAAAGTTCCCACTGTCTACCAAGGTAGGCAGAGATTCCAATAAGGAAGTGGAATACTACTAACTGATACGGACCACCATTGTAAAGCCATTCATCGAGGGATGCAGCTTCCCAAATGGGGTAAAAGTGTAAACCGATTGCATTTGAACTAGGAACAACAGCACCAGAAATGATGTTGTTTCCATACATGAGTGAACCTGCAACTGGTTCACGAATACCGTCGATATCAACGGGAGGTGCTGCGATGAACGCAACAATGAAGCAAGTAGCCGCAGCTAATAGGCAAGGGATCATCAAGACGCCAAACCAACCAACATAAAGACGGTTGTTTGTGCTTGTAACCCACTCGCAGAATTGTTCCCAATTGGATGACTGGCGGGAACGTGTAAGTGTTTGTGCCATTTTGAATAATTTGTAAGTAAGACCATCAGGGAAATGGTGGAGTTACTATTCCTTCCCCACCCTCAGGGGAGGTATGAGAGGCGTATTTTACTTGGATAGCCTCGGTAGGGGTGTTAGCCCGTTCTCCAAGAGTATGTACAATGTCACGGAAACCAGACGTTATCGTTACATTTGTTTACCTATTTATAATACAGGAGTTCGGATATCCTGTCAACCCTCAGAAGATGGGTATTTATACCCATATTTTCTGAAGGGATGCTTGGGAACCTTGTGCTTTGGATTTCGTTTCAGGTCTCTTTTAAGATCCTTGAGAAATTTCAAGTGTCTTTTGATCTCAGAACGATGCATCTTCTGCACTGTAATCAGTATAGCATGGTTGCACTTCCCACTGTGACCAATCTAATGTTTTTTCTGCCATCATTTTTTCTATTTCTTCAAGTGTCAAGCTATGTTTAATAACTTCGTTTGTTCCTTTCTTGTATATGTGGAAAGTAATTGTCTTCATATGTAACAAGTCCAACCTGTTGCAATGTATTTTGTTTTTGTTTTACTAGTTATACCACGGTGGCAGTGTGTCCAATACGCTGGCCATATAACCAATCTGCCTTCTACACAATCTGTTGTTAGATCATAGCTAGTAAACAAGGTTCCACCATCCTCTACTGTGTTTAAGTAGAACATCCATGCTAAGACAGTGGTGTCTTGTTTTGAATTGTTTTCGCAATGAATAGCTTTGAATCCTTGACCAGCGTGATACCTTTGAATATTAAAGTCATTTTGTGGTGCCCATGGTGCTACCTTACAAGAGTCTTTATATTTTTTGGTGTAATCCTTAGTGGCATAGTAAAGAGTATCATGAATTAATTTTGTTATCTCAGTCTCATAAGAAAACTTAAGAATTAAATCTGTACTATCTTTTCTAGCAAGGTCTACTTTGTATCTATCACCTTGCCCAACAACACCACGATCTTTTTCATTAGATGATTCAAAATAATCAATGATCATTCTACAATGATCGGAACTCAAAGCATTATCATATACCTCAATAAAATTTATCATAAAAAAAGAGGGGATGTTCCCCTCTAATTATATCATCAAGATGCTGATGGTGCAAATACTGGAGTCATAAGTCCTCCATCACTTCCATCATCGTCATCGTCTTCGTTTACGGAACGTAGGAACAGTTCAATGGCAACAAGCGATGCCATTGGATAGAAGCACCATAATATAGCTTTCCAATATGGATATGATTCTGTTACTAGTTCCATGAATTAAAAGATTCCGAAGAACATGTGACCTGTAGTAAGATCTGAAATAGCTGCTGCGAATAGTCCGACCATCGCTGCTCTACCATTCCAAGTCTCTGCCCAGATCTTCTGAGGTTCTACTCTTGAGTTTTTCTCAAAGAGAGCATCCACTGATTTTTGTTTTAGTGTTTTAGTCATTAGACGATTGCGTTTGTAAGTGTGCTTGTCCCCAGTGCCAACATAAAGATGTATGGCACTATCTTAAGGGGCACTGGATGTCTATTCATTAGAAAATGCCAGGAATAATCTGACCAGTGGTTGCATATGCGCCAACTGCTGCTACGAAACCTAGCATAGCTGCCCAACCGTTAAACTTTTCTGCTTCTGGAGTCATGGTAGTGTACCTATAGTGTGTTAATTGTGTGTCGTTGTGTATTTCTAATCAGAACCCTAAGATTCCGAAGAAAAAGAAGCTTCCTGATGATACATAAGAAATGATTCCTGCAACAAAACCGAGCATCGCTAGGCGACCATTGAGTTTTTCAGCATTAGGACCATAGCCATCATAGTTGTCAACATAGGACATCGATGGTTCAGATGCAAACATATTAGTTCGTCCACCGTCTTCAGTAATTACAGTCATTTGTCTTTTGTAAAGAAATACTACAATACTATATAGGAAATGTTAAGGTTTGTCAAGCCCCAATGAAAATTAATATTGCTTATGGTGAACATAAGAAGATTTGATAAATAAATACGGATTCCAAATTATATGCGCTATGAAGAAATTCCTTCCTATCGTTATGCTACTGATGACCGCCAGTGCTGCTCAAGCAGGTGGACTTGTTACGAAACACGCTTCTAGTGTACAACTAAATGTTGATGCTGCCCGATCAACAGCTTCAAGAATCGGTTCCTCGTTCAGTATCTCAGGATCAAATATTGATACGACTGATGGTACAACTGCTGGCACTGTAAGTGCAGGAACAATCACCTCAGGTGTTTATAATCCTGGTACAATTTCAGCGACCCAAGATACTGCAGGAGCAGCGTTCAGCTTTAGCCAGTCATACACCCAAGCTGATGCTGTGCCTACTAGTGCAGCAACTGTTGGTGCTAATCCTAACTTCAGTAGTTTAACATCTTACTCTGCTGGAACAGCAGGAGATTTAGCTGGTACTATTACATCAGCAAATGTCATTGGCATCACAGCAGGTGGAGCTGGAACCACGGCGACTGGCCAATTCGTTTCGGAAATTACTGTCATCGATTAATGGAGGATCCTCGTGAACATCCATTTTGGAAAGACAATCACGTTTACTGTAACAAGTGTGGCGGCAGTATTAGTTACTGCTGCCGATGTAAAGGCGGTCCCCGTGGTGCCAAATTTTCAGCAGGGCTCGATGACGAGCCACACAGAAACGACCTCAAAAATAACTGAGACAATAAACAGCATGGATTATTCGACAGGATATCAATATTCTGTCACTGGTTCAGGCGTAACCGCAAGTGGAAACCTGTCACCTACGACAGGTAGTAACAACGTAACTATTAATGGAGTGACATCATCATGGACGGGAGCAACAGGTGTGCCAGCATTCACACAAACAACACCAGGCGAAGCGTTTCAATTTACGACTACATACAACGGACCTGGTCTCCAGAACCACACAATTATCGAAAGAGTGACCGAGGTAACAAGCGTCACCGACACAACAAGTATCTTCTCTCAATAAAAGCATTATGTCTATCTGCTCTAAGTGTAATTGCAACTGTCCCTGTAAGTGCAGAGACTGTGGGGGGTGTGAGTGCAACCGCAGCTCCAGTAGCAAATAGCTCTGGCTCAGTCACCAACCAGGCAATTCAAGTTTTACAAGGACCATATATCACTAACACATATGGTGGTGGTATTCAATGTCAAGGTGAAACTGTAAACTTCACACCATTCGTTACTGGTAGTGCATCAGCACAAAAACCTTTTGAAGATTATTGGGATAGTCCTGTATATGATGTTCGTGACTTAGATGAAGACGGAGCACCTGATAATCCTGGTGATATTTTATATTTTGTTCCTACAAGAACAGGACAAAAAGATAATTATAACTTATCTATTGGTTTCAGTGCTACATGGTCTATTCCAAAAGATAAAAAGTTGCAAGATTTATGTAAAGAAGCTGCAGAATCTAACATTGCTTTAATGCAACAACAAAATGCTAATAAAAGATTAGACTTTGAGATAGCTCGTCTTAAAAATTGTGGAGAATTATTAAAAGCTGGAATTAGATTTGCACCTAACACAAGATATTCAAAGATCTGTGCTGATGTGCAAGTACAAGGTGTTAACTTTATGGTTCCCCATGTACATAAGATTCCAAAAGTAACAAATGACGCATCAGTATTAGGTCTTCCTATCTCTATTGGTAACGATAAGTAATTATTTCTTAGGACGTTTGAAGGGAGGTAGTCCTTTCTTCTCTCTATACTTATTAGTCTGAATTTCGTTAGCAGATAATTTAGGAGGTTCTTTTCCTAATAGCTTCTTAATTTTTTTAATGATCTGTTTGACAATTGGTTTTACAGCTTTCAATAAGAAGGGAGTGGCAGTCGCAGCTGCAGTTGCTACGATTGCAATTGATGCAGTAGTTGTCACTTGGTTTGTAGATGGTATTCCTTTAATGACTTGATCAACAATAGTAATCTCTTCTTTGATTGGTATACATTCTTTTCCTACCAATCTATACTCAGTAATTTTTTTAGTTCCGTTATCGACTAACGTACCAATAGGTTCCTTCAGTTGCTGTGCTTCTGTAGGACATTTTATTTCGGCAGTATCAATTTTCTTTGGTATCTCAGGTGGATCTACCTCTGGTGACTCTGGTGATTTTATAGGAGGTACTTGTGCCTCTCCACTATAATCAAGTTGATCTGGACTGTAGTCTATAGGATTATAGGATGGCACACCAGCATCACAATATACTCTGACACCTTTTGGGTCGTCATTCTCTAGCATATTGTTCTCATCCACCTCATGTGCTTCCACACAACCAGGAATGTCCACAATAGGAACACCAACCTCACTAGTGATTGGAGGATAAACTGGAATCGCTTGAGGTGCTTCTAACAAATAGTCAGGTGTGAAGGGGATTTGAATAATATCAATGTCCCCTCCTCTTATTCTAATTTCAGGTATCTCCATCAGCAATCATTGAATACACTACCAACTTGTGAACCTATTGCAGAACCTCCTTTCTGTCCCAGTAGCAACGCCCAACCACCAGCTAACCATCCAATGTAAGGGATGTTAGATAAGGCAGGTGTAAGAGTACCAGCAACAATAGCACTACCTGCCATTGCACCTTGACTTCGTGCTCCAGCGTCCGCCACTAAACACTCCACGTCTTTTGCACTGTACTTTCCCTCAACATCCTGCGTTGAGGCACCCCCAATATTACGGGTTCCATCCATAGTGTATTGGTCACGTCTATATTCTAGACGGTCTTCTATACCACCACCAAACAATCCTTTCTTATCCTTTAAAAGATCTAGTGTTCTTTCAGATTCTAAAATGGCAGGGTCGTTTGCTTTGTATTCAATTTCATATCCATCTTTACCAGCTCTAATACTGTAAGAAGAATAATCACCATGAGGTATATTAATTGTAGGAACCATAGGGGTTCTTGGTCTATGAAATACATATCCCAACAATCCAACATGTGCTACTGCAAGTAAACCTCCTACAGTAGCTACAACATACTTAAATTTTATCATGATTAGAACGGCATTGCAGGACCAGTTACATCGGGTAACTTAGGCATAGCATCAGCAGCAATGCCAGGCAAAGCACTTGTTACTCCACCTAATACTTGTTCTTTAATATTATTTTTTACTCCTTCAATGATAGCATCCTTCTGTACATAGATGAATACTCCACTGCCTACTACTGCCAGTGATACTACGCCACTTAGGATGGCGATTCCATTAATAATTTTTTGCATGATGTTTACTTAGTGTCAGGTACAATTTTTACAGGACCAGATTCAATCCTGATAGTTTGTGCAGGTGCAGTTTCAGATGCTTTCTGGATAAGAAACTCCATGTCTTTTCTAGTAATAGAAGGACTATCATTTCCACCATTCTCACCATTCTTCTTCTTACCTGCTGCTTGGACGCCAAAAGTAGCTAAAGTTCCTGTAAAAACCGAGGCTATAAAAGTCGGATCCAGCTTTTGTTCTGGGATTTTTAACGCTGCAGGTAATTTAACGTACGCTAAAGTTAAAATTCCTGCGGACCAAATCAACACAGACAAACGCACAAAAGTAGAGAGAATAGCAAGTTGCTCCTCTTTATCTTCTGCGTGTTCTTTTATCTTACCAAGGAGACTTTTTGATTTCTCCTGTTCTGGTTTCTTATCTACCATGTTATAGAGAGTAAGGTAACTCTATTTATTCTACTTCACCATCCAATAACAATATCTAGAAGTCCAAGCTACGTTGTTATGGTCAGCATCAAATCCATTGTTAAAGTTACCACCACCAGAGGTTCCATCACCAGCAAAGATCCAAGCACCACCAATACCAGCATCGTGAGGTGAAATACCGTAAGTATTTGTATTGTTGATTGTTCTATCTGTAGAACCTGCACCATTGAGAATACCGTTACTTGGTTGCCTTGGTGATCCAGTCAACGGGGATCCACTAGATCCACCAATTCCTTTGTAAGACCAAACTTGGTTTCTACCATTGTCAGTATTTCCACCAGTAAGTGTAGAGTTTTGAGTATTAAATGCTACACTAAATTTGACTCCATTGGTTGTAAACAACTGTCTTTCTGCATCCATAGTATTTTTACCATTTGTCCATCCAGAAGCATCTGTATCATTATCAGTCAAACCCATCCAACAATAAGTCCAAGTAAGATTGTTAATCACATTATCAGCAAGTCTGCCCTTCTTACCGCCACAGAATTTAGTTACTCCTTCCTGTGTTCCTGTTGGAATTGGTGAGGTATTATCACCATCACCTTGAGCAATTAGCATCCATCCACCGAAACTATTAAACTCACAGTAGGTTCTGACTGTTCCACTAGCTCCAGCAGAGACAAAGTATGCACCAGCACTTGCTGAGGCATCAGCATTGTAAATTGCTTGAGCATTACTAGCTGGATTACTAAAAGTACCAATATTAGTTTGATTAAACTGTGGGAATGCTGCTGTTGGTGCTGTAAATGTTGCTGTATATCTAGCAGTTCCTCTAGTAAATCTAATATCGTCAATAATAATATTAGATCTTGGTGAAGTGATGGTTTGTGGAAATACACCAAAGTATAAATCAGCAGTAGAACTATTATTCCAACTAGCATTAGTAGTGGAATTGGTATCAATTAAAGTTCCATCCCTAAA